CAGTAGTTAAAGCAGATGCACCATCAATTCTTATTACTGCCGCAGTTGTTGTTGCTGGCCCCTCAATGAAAATATTATGATAATTTGTTGATTCTGAATCAATATGCAATGCGTGTTCGCCAGTAGATGCGTTTTGGTCTACTTTTACTATACCAGCAAATGTAGAATTACCATCGCTGTCAATAGTTAATGCAGTAGTGTTTTGGGTACCATCACTTGCTTCAGTATGAAAAATGATATCCCCACCATGTGCTAAACTTCTAATTTTTAAAGAACCTGTTAAATGGTCAAGATAAGAATGACTGCCATCGTGATATATTTGTATATCTGAACTTCCACCAAGTTTTATAACCCCAGCAGAGCCACTTGCATCTGGTAATACTAAATGTCCACCAATTTCAACTGTTGAATTAGTTGTATCCACTGTGAATATGTCACCACCAGCACCATCTTTTCTAACCAGTAATGCTTCTGTGGAGTTTACATCTATTGTTGATGTACCTTGTAATACCTCACTTAATGTTAATGCTATTCCACCAGATACAGTAAGATCACCAGTAATAGTGACATCACCATCCAATGTCCCCCCATTACCAAGGTCTTGCGGATTAGTGTTGCCCATTGGATTAAACATCTTAAATCTCCACCGTTCTTACTGCTCCAGTTGTGGTACTGGTGCTATTATAATTAAAATATACTGTATTACCTAATCCACGAGGTACAGTTAAAAATACCATAGTGTTTTTTGGAAGGACCATATCATTAGATGCATTGACATCTGTTGTGGTTGTAGAAAAATTAAAATAAATCTCCACTGCACTATAGACTCCCAATGTAGAAGTCATAGTTGCTAATGCTAGATGAGTTGTGTTCCCTGTACTTGCACTTGACCCAGCAGTTCCTGCTGAATTAACACTCCATTCTCCACCTACAGTGACGTTTAGTGCTTCCTGGACTGATCTTTTATGTAATTTGCTCATATTTAACTCGACTTTCTATAGACTATTGCAAAGTCACCACTTGCTACAGTGACAGCTGACCATTCACCATAAATGGTTTGACCAGCTAAAATTGTTACAGATGATAAGCTATCCCAAATATCTGTATCTTCACTTGTTGCAGAAACAACACAATCAACAGATAATGCTTGAATTGCAACGTATGTATGAGAATTAACTGTGGCATTAGTGACGTAATCATAGCCACCACCACCTAATCGGTTGGATGCTTCTTGTTCAGTATATCTATGTAAATTTGATGTTGCCATTTATTCTCCTAATCTCTAAGGTTATGACGAACCATGAACGAGCCCAAAAAAAGTTATTTTTTCTTTTTACTGAACATCTTTTTCTTAGGTTCTGCTTTTTGTTTAACGATTTTCACACCTGGAAACTTATTTTTTAAGACTTCATAACCATCATTAACCTTCTCCTGTGCCACTTCTATTGACTCGGTGTGCATATAGTGGTTATCTTTTTTTAATACTATCATAATAATCTCTCCTACTAATACAATGGGCGATGACAAACACCGCCCATTGATTTATAACATTAAGGTTTAAGTATTACAGAACTCAATTCCCTTGACATGGTTACTAGTTGTGACAACTGCACCATAGATTATGTCGGCAACTACCTTCGTGCCTAAATAATCCACAGAATATTCGCTTTGTACACGAATGTCCTGTTGTACTGCTACAGCAATCGCTGACTTATGTACCAAGTATCCGACTTCAATCCCATCTGAAGAAGTCGTTGGTATTAATGAGCTAGTAAAGACTGGAATTCCAAAAAGCATTCCAACTTGCCCAGTATTCATAGCAGCATTATCCATACCAAAACCAACACCAGCAGAAGTACTTGTTGATCCGCTAACACCAGCAGCAACAAATGCTTTAGCATTTAATAGATCAGCATAGATAAGTGGATTCACAAAAAATGCACATTCGTCTGCTGGAATATCATTACTAATTAAGGTTCCCAGTGCAGTTTCAACATCAGCATTTGACATACTGTTGTTTGCAGCAAGGTCTTGATTTGTACCAAGAGTTTGAAGAAGAGCTTCAATCTTAGTATCAACAGCCTTTGCAAGTCCATATGCCATAGATCGAGCATATTTATCAAACAATTGCTCATTGGATTGGATCATTGCCAAATCCTCAAAGAGCTTTGCGGCATAAATGTGTTGATCAATCGCAAGATCGATGTCTGTTTCAGTTGCTACACTATAAGCCACACCAGTGTTTACTGCTTTGGTCGCAGTAGATACCTCTTGCACGGTAGGTATGTGGAGAGTGTCACCTGCCCCCTTAACCAAACTTGAGTAATCATCAAAGAAAGGTTTGAGAACTAACTGTTTTTCAAAGTAGCGATATACTCCATCAGCCCACAGCTCTGGAATAAAGACATCCAGCTGTGTTCCTCTCGTTGTATCACCACTAAAAGCGGTATAAGCCATTTAATTTTCCTTTTGAGTTATTATGTACGCTTATACGATGCAATTATTTTATCCCAGTTCTTTGCTCTTTCATTCCTATCCATCTTGGTCCAATCTTTAGGAACTTCATTGGCTGGAACTGAAGGATTATTTGCTACCGTTAAGCGTTGATTATTTGGATTTAATTTTTCATGTAAAGCTCGGAGTTTTGACAACGGTAAGTCACCAAAAGTATCACGATCTTCTTCACTAAAATCATTTAATATCTGATCTCGCATATGAGCTTCTTCCTGTTGAGCTCGTTCCACTACTGGCTCAAGCTCTTTTATTCGTTCTGCTCTTTCTTCTGCAAGTTGTTGCCATTGTTTATTCTCTTCCATTTGTTTTTGGCGATTCGACTCAATTTGCTTTTGCAGTTTGACGAGTTCAGCTTCACTTTGTTGGGCTCTTTTTCGGTACTTGCGAGATTCACTCACTAATTGGTTAACATTCTGAGCCGCTTCGTTAACCTCTTGTTCTTGGTTGTCAGGTTCCACCTCTGTAGATACTTTGGGTTCAACAGGTGATCTAGTACCTTCCGCAATCTGCGGTGCTTCCTGTGTGGTTGCTTCTTCGGACATTCTGTCCTCCTTTTATAGGTCTATTGTTACTTTGTGTGGCTTTAAAGCCTTCACTATATTCTTAGAGATTTGGTTTACAAGACCCTTTACGATCATATCTCTAGTTAAATTATGGATTACTTTATTTTGATTTATTTCATCTCCAGAAAAACTAAAAGAACCTTCTGCTGTTATATTTCTTAATTTATTTGGTGGTGTTGCAGACTGATGAAATCCCATTAATTCAATACTGCTAATACTATCGCCTTTTTTTCTTGGATGTTTTGAACTTGATTTAATCCCATATGAAAGATTTACATCACTAGATTTATTCGATCTCTTGGGTGTAAATGGAACAATTTGTTTAAATAGTAATCCAGATGCAAAAAGATTCGGATTCTTATTTCCATATTTTTTTTGTTTTTCTTTTGCATACTTTTTTGTCAACTTTGGGAATTTCCTTCCATCTGGACTTCTCCAACTTGTTTTTATGATATCTAAATGCATATCTCTTGCTTTTTTTGTAACCTTTTTTAAAAAGCTAGTTTTAAAATCCATTATCTGTTCTAATTTTGGTAATTTAAAATCCACGGCTATACTCCAGTAATGTTTTTGCTTTTTTAAATTTCTTGGGATTATCTGATATATCTTGTTTTGCAGATTTACTTATTCTTAGGTCTGACCTTTGTGGGAGCCAACGATGTCTGCAATTAAAACCACCGCCATCAACCAATGCTCCAGGATATCGAGCTTCAACCTCTGTTTTGGTTAACCCTCGATCACTTAACATAACACGACATATTGGTCTTGTTTTATTATCAAGTGGACCATGATAATACCAAGATTCATTTTCTGGTAAGTCATCAGACATAACCATCAGTATACTTCTATTATAAGATGCTAATGCAGTCCCCACAATACTCTCTACTCTTCTTGGTGATAATGAAATCTTTGTAGCAATCCTTTCCCTTAATGCTTTTCCTTTTAAGTTTTGCGATAACCCTTCTGCTAATCCGAGTCTTACTTCCTCTCCTAGTCTGGTACTATAAGTTATAATTGATGATTCTTGCACTTTTCTAAATGCCAGTAATTGTGTTTCACTTATTTTTCCAAACTTTACCATATCATCAAGCATGAATCCTGTCGCATCAAGATATCGATTGATAGCATTTTGCATAAGTAAGTCCTGAATCCAGTAATCGGCAATACTTAACCCTGCAATAACTGCCAGTATTTCTTCTGGCGAAAGACCTTCTTCCTGGAGTTCTTCTATGTCTTTTAAAAACTCTTCTTGAGATTGCTCTAGCTGTGAAAGATAATCAGCAACCGCCTGGTCGATGATCTGTTCCATTTATTAACCTTCCAGTCTGGCTAATAAACGATTCTGAGGAGTTTTTTCTTCTTCTTGAGTTTGTTGAGCTTCAAACTCTGCTCTTTGTTCAGGCGATGCATCGGGATTCATATAGTCAAAATAATCTTGTTTACTTGCTAATCCTTGGTCAAATCTCCATGTCCATAAAGCTATCTCTGTATCAGGTGTTAGTGCATAATTAGGTTCTAAGAAATCAACTGAATATTCTTCTGGGAGCCTTAATCCTGCTTCAACTTCAAGAATAGCTCTATCAATAGCATATCTCTTTTTTTCCCAAGGTCGCCATGTGTCTTCTTTCTCTCCAGTGGAAACATCTCTCATTTCCATTTCTAAAATTGAAAGACTGGCAGCAGATGGTGCATTTCCTGCATCATCTCTGGCAAATTTTGCTCTAATATGATTATTGTTTAATGTAGACTCTACTAAAAATCGGGTAGAATCAATGATTTCTTGTAAACTCCCACCAGAATTAGTTACTCCAAAATTTGAACCTTCAGGTAAATACAAAACCTTATCTGTTCCAATTTCAATTCGACTCGCATCATCAACCCCAGTAATGTATTTTATTCCAAGAGCAGAATAACGTATTGCTAATTGGAGCTCCACCTGAGCTACATTTACTGCCAGATCAACTTGAGCAACATCCATCGCATTTGCTACCGAATGATAATCTCGTATCGGTAAGTATCTATTGCAGAAAGTGACTGGCAAAACCCCATAGGGGTTAATGTCTTGTTCATTTACAGACACTTTTTGTCCATGTTCATCCACTAAATAATGCTCACCCTGATATCCTGGACGAGATTCTGTCCATACTGCATGAACTGGTGTATTTATCCTTGCATTCCCCTGATATTCTATCGGATAACATATGCCAATAGGTTTTTCTCTACTGTCACCTGCTAAGAAAATTGGAGTATAGTGACTTAATACTTCATATTCAAGTTTTCCTGTTATTTCATTCCACCTAGACCTTAATGCCATTGTCCCCAAAAGAAATGTTAATCTCTCTAGAAGTCTACGATTTGCATTAAGACTTTCTACCTCTATCGCATTTATATAAGCATCAGAAACTCGCATTCTTGGTGGTCGCTTATAGGTTAATGACCTCATCGCACATACTCTGCGAGTAATATTCTGATTTAATACAGGAACTTGATTTAATGTCTCTGGTCGAAAATATTTTGAAATATATTGTTCAATATTTACACCTTCATACCAATCCATGAGATAATCTCTTTCACGGACCCTTTGATCTTCAATGTATTTTAAAGAATCTTTTAATGCTTTATTTACTGTACTTTGTGCTAAATCAGGAATAGTTACCAATCTATAACTCCAGCGGTTCTTCTTCTAATAGGGAATTGGTTTACGATAAAGTACCTTAATACATCATTCATATGATCTACACGACCATCCTTTAATGGTTCTTCTTTTAGTCTTTGGTCAACTCTATGTTCTGGATATCTATAGTTCTCATAACATTCAATAGACCCCTTGCATTTGTCACTTACATAAAAATGACTATCTCCATGTGCATCTTCTATAAAAGAGCGTACATGGGTTACACCATTGGCTATATTTCTTGATACTTTATCTGTTTTAAAACGAACTCGAATTCCTTTTCTTCTGAATTGCTCTATATCTCCCATGCCACTCTGAGCTTGAACTCCCCCACCAGCTGGGTCCCCAAAATATGCCTGTACTGGATAGTCTTTTCTAAGAATCATATTGGCAAGTTCATCTGTTTTAATGTTTTCTTCAAAGCAGATTTCATCTATTTGATATATTCGAGTATCAGATTCCCGCTCTTCGACCTGATACCATCCCACTGCAGGCATCCTGAATCCGAAGTCGATTGAGCAGAATGTGGGTAAGCTTGGGTTGAATCTGAGTCCTTTAATGACATTTGTGTATCTCGAAAATGGATAAACACGACCTGTGAAGCTAACGAAGGATGCTCCGTACTCTTGTTCCCATGTTTCTTTTGTGAGTGTTTTTTTGATTTCATCCATGTCCTCCTTAAAATATGGTGATTCCCATGAAGGATGCTGCCATGACTCCCAGTCTGGGAATTCTTTTGATTGTCCTCTGGTATAGCAATCGTACATCCAATTGTGACCTTCTGGTGTCGTTGTCATCAATGCCCAACCCTTGCGGTCCGAAAGTGTTGGTCTTAAATACTGTTCCCATACAATTCTTTTTACTTTGGCGGCTTCATCAATAATCATCCAGTCCAAGCCTTCTCCGACCAAGGAATCCACATTGTCACAACTGCGAATCCATACCTCTGATCCAAGTCCTGCCATTTTAAAATAGTATATCTGACCACTAATCTCTTTCTTGGCTTCTACTGGAAGTTTTAGTTTTAGGAGAAGATCGTCTTTTACAATCCTGGCGATCTTGTCGCAAAGCTCGTAGTTCGGAGCAACAATCCACCCTCTTGTTTTGGGAGTTAAAATCCAAGGCTCAATCTCTCTTGCCGCTGCGAAACTCTTCCCACTCCTTCTCCCTTGTATGTTAATGCGAAATCTCGCATGACTATTGTGGACTGTTGTTTGGTTAGGCGTGGGCTTGTATTGAATCAGATTCCAGAACTTCTGTTTGTTCAGGATTCGCTTCTGCACCTATACTGCTATCCTCATAACCGCACTCTTTTAGTACAGTTTCTAAGTTACCTGTTAAATCAATAGATTGACGATCAGTCTGAGCTAAATAATTCTTACCAAGGAAGATACTCATAGCTGCATTCGTTTCAGCTAATTTAAATTGTATCTGACGTAATTTTATTTTCATTTTTTCTCTGCCCCTTGCCATCTCTTCTTTATATCGTTTTCGGACAGTGGATTCGTCACATTTAAAAAATTTTGCTATCTCTAAGGTCGTACAACCGAACTCTGCAAGGTTTTCAACCTGCTCAGGGTCCATTTTAATTCTAGGTCTACCTACTTTTGCCATTATTCTTCCTCTTCTTCTACTAATAGGGGATCGGATGACTCCCAAAGGATTGCACACTTCATAAGAGCTCTTCTCCAGTACGTTTTAGCAGAAGATGTTGAAACCCCTAACTGCTCCCCAATTAATGGAAAAGAAATCATCTTACACCTTAACTTAAAAACCTGAAGCTCTCTGTGGGAGAGACTGTCGTATGCCTTGTGTGCTGCGAACTGGAGCCATCGTTGTTCCTGGGGGATTAAGCCACTATTGAAGATATTGAGTTTGAATCTGAAAGAAGAAGATAGGGTGATAGCATCTTCTAGCTTATCCTGATCTGCTTCTGTTAATAAAGGAAACTCTTCCATTAATATGTGGTAAAATATAAGTATTTTTTTTATTAGTTAAGTGATTACAAAGTGTATCCAAAATAGTGGAAAAATCTTAGAGACACATACCCCCCCACCAGGCAGCCGTTCCTTGTGGTCTCGGTGTCTCGATTTGTTACGGATAAATTTTGATCATTTTTTATACTAAAATACTTTTTAAGCATTCGATTTATGCACGGATTAAAAAAAGATATAGGTTTATATGGGTTTTCTTTTTTGTTTTTTGTTTTTCCGTTTTGTTTCTTTTGTTCATTCATGTACCAAAAAAATTTTATTTAAATAGTATTTGTTTACAAAATGTAAACAAGTTATATTTATTGGTAGTTATTAACACATATATATAAAGGAGCAAAAACAATGACTAAAAATTATTACGGAAAACTATTAAGTAATCCATTACAAAATTACAAGGCTAAAAAGAATCTTAAATTGAAAGTACATTCATATTATTTAAGCTTATCCCATAGTGATATTAGTGGGTATAATGTTTGCCCTTTTGCGAACAGATTAAGCACAA